GTATTTTCGAGAACAGTAGCAGTTACACCACGCTTATAACGATCTTTCAAATCGCCATCTACGTCGAGTACTGGGTTCCATTTCTCGAGAAGTTTATCAGTAGTAAACATGATTAGTTTCTCCCTATGGATTATTTGTTAAGTGCTGCTAAGTAGTGAGCCATTGATCCAGAAACTTCGACCTCTTGGTCTGTTCCTTCAACAATTGCTTCTTCAGTAGCATCATTTGAGGTTACTTTAGTCTTAAAATATGATTCCTTTACAGACTCAACTTTTGCAGCGAATGCATCAGCATCGTCGGCATCGACATCAGATACCAAAGACTTAAGCTTTTCAGCTTGGGCCTCAGAAAGACCGGCAGAAGCTTCGTTAACGATAACGGTACGATTAAGTTTTTCAACTTGCTCTTTAAGTGCAACGTTATCAGCGATTGCGGCATTAACCTGCTCTTCAAGGTTGTCCTTTTCAGTTGATAATTCATCAACTAAATCGACCTTACCTTCAGGAACATCAATGTAATGCTCAGTGAATACACCGTGTAACGACTTCATGAATGACTCAGAGATCTCGGTACGAAGACCAGTTTCGATCGCCAATTTATTATCATCCATCCAGTTTTCTACGACGTAGTTTAGGTAGCCATCAACTTTCTCTACGAGATCATTGTGGATTCGAGTTGTTTCTTCGGCTAGCTCTTCAGCATAAGATTCTTCGAGACGCTCAACGTGCTCTCCGATCTTTGACTTAAGTGCAGCTTCAAAAATGATCTCAGCCTTATCCTTAAAACCTTCAGACAATGTAGCTTCAGAATCAACCAATGCAGTAAGATCTTCTTCGAAGATTCCTTCGGCATCATCAGCTTCTGTGCTCTCATTATTCATCACTTTATTATAGGATGCAGTGAGCTTTTCTTTATTCATTTTTGACATCTCTTTGTACATAGCATTTACCATCCCAGCCTTAGTCTTTGGCACTGGAGCTTGCTTAGGAGCAGACGCATCAATTGCTTTGTCTGTCTCGTCAGCAGCCTTTACACCATCAGCTTTAGGATCGGCGGTAGCAGCTTCTTCAAGATTATCCTCATTAGAAACTTCAACAGTATCAGTCACGAGTTCATCTTGGAGTGTATCTTCGATGTCTATTTGATTTTCATCAGACATTTATTTACTCCCTCAGAGTTAAAGTTTTGAGAGGAAATCTTTAAAAGCTTTCATCTGCATATCTGCATTTGGAGCCTTTTTGACCTCTGTCTCGAACTGTTCAATTTCTTGCTGTTTGAATATACCATTTTCAAAGATCCATTCCACACCTTCCATTACGCCATTGACGAAAGCTTCTGGTGCAGATGGGTCTTGTACGATATCCACGGCATTTAACATGAAGTCATTATTTACGACATTCACTCCGCCTTTATTAGCAAGACTACCCATTCCACGACTTGAGACACCCACTTGAACCTCACCATCGAGCAGACCTTGTACGATCAAACCCATTGGAGTATCCAAAATAGTTGCCTTACCCACAACATTATTACCGTCCCACGAAAGTTCAGTAATCTTGTGAGATACTTTATCCAAATTAATGGTAGGTCCTTCAGGGTGATTTAGCTCACCAACGGCTCTACCTTTGGAAACTTGTTCGGTTACATATTTGTTAACCGCTGATTCTAGGATTTCACGAGGATACATACGACCATTTCTATTAGGCTTATTAGCCTGCATAAAAATGCCTTCAATGATGTACTTTTTACTACCGTCGTTTTTAGCTTCGGTAATAACCTGTACGTCTTCAATATGTTCCGTGATTAACTTCATTTTTATTTGTCCATCAACTTAGTAAAATCCATAATTGCTTTTTCTGCTTCTTTCTGGTTCTTAAACTGATCTAGTTTATCACCATCAATATATGCTATAAAAGCAGATCCTTTCTTAGTAATAACAGCTGGAAACTTTTTTCCTTTTCCAACTTTCATACTCTTAACTTCTTTTTCTCCAGAAGCAAGCTTAATTGCTTCGTTAAGACTCTGTCGAATCTGGTTGAATGTCTTCATCTTCTTCAACTTCCTCTTCTTCGGCTTCCTCTTCAGATTCTTCCTCAGTTTCGTCTTCGTCTTCTAATTCTTCTTCATCAGGCTCAGCTTCTGCATTCATTGCCTCAATCTCTTCTGGAGAGAGATGCATTTGCTGTCCTAATTCGACCTTACGATCGTTTAAACTGTCTTGAACTTTAGCATTCATTAAATCAGTAAATGCTTGTCCAGCTTGTACCATGTCACCTTTTGATAAGGTATCAATCAATTCTTCTGTAGTCGGCATAATAATGTTTCACTCCTGTTACTAATGATTATTTATAATTATTTAGTTTTCTACATCCAAATCTGCATCATCATCAGGTTCCTCATTCTCATCACCTTCAGCTGCAATTTGGTCATCAATCATTTTAATATCTTCTTCAGACTGCATAAGTACGTTTTTACGTAACCATTCTGCAGAGAAGTACTTACCAACATACTCATCCATTTCACGAAGAGTACCAAGACGCTCTCTAAGTAACTCAGATTCTTTTAGCTCTGAGAAGTGAGTATCTTTTTGGTAGTCAATATTAATAAATTGCTTCATTTCTTGCCATTCTTCTTCAGTAACAATACCCTTAAGTACTAACTGCGTTTGTAGCAAATCCATGAATAACATAGAAAAACGTTTACGAAGTCTATTAATAAACTTCTGAAACTTTAATTCATCCCTTGTTATCTCAGAAGATCGACCCAAGGAGAACTGAGCTTCTTGCTCGAGTCTGTTGACTGGGACGTTGAGAGACTTATATAGTTTCTTTTGGAAGTAGACGATATCGTCGATCTGCCCGAGGTTTTCCCCTCCTGGTAGTGTTGTAATCTCTGTGCCTCGACCACCTTCTCTACGCGGTAACCAGAAGTCCTCCAACATCGACATGTGTTTACGATCATCTTGCATTTCTCCAGTTGAAGCATTGTATACTAACTTGTTACGATACTTCGTCATAATGTTTCTTAGGTATTCTTCAGCTTTACCTTTTGGCAAGTTACCTACATCAATATAGAATATACGACGTTCAGGTGCTCTTGACAAACGATAAATGACTAAGGAATCTTCAAGCATACGAAGCTGGTTAACAGTCTTCATTGCCTTATCCAAATAAGAAAGTACTCGTTTACGACTTGGATCTAATACACCCGATGTTACATATGTAATAGCATCTTTTGAAATTTTCAATCCTTGAGATGACTTTGACATCGAATTGTTTTGATAAAGGTAATACTCTTTCACACCCTTAATCATTTTAGTACCAGTCAATGGATCCTTATCTTCTTTTACTTCACGAATCTTACGAATCTTAATTGGGTCTACATTTCTTAGTTCGATGATACCCGCTTTTGGGTTTTTCTCATCAATAATTTTATGAAAATAAAGCCGGCCATCGATATACCATCTGCGGAAGATATCGTGTCCTTGCCAATTCATATTTAACAGCTCAATCACTGTTTCAAATTCTTCGGTAATTAATTTTTTGATCTTATCTGACTGATCTAAGTCATCCATCTTTAAGGATACAGGTGCTGAATCGTCATCGGCTACAATAGATTCATTAACAATATCTTCAATCGCAGCATCACATTCTGGCTGCATTGCCAAGTTTCTATACTTGATAATTTGTTGTTGGTCTGT